GAGGCCGGATTATCGAGTGCAACCGGTGGCGCGTCGTTGAACCTTGGAACAGTGATCAACCACGGCAGCCCGGTTTCGGTTTGGTATCAGTGGGATAATTCAACCGGTAACGGCACCTATTCCGATATTTCGCTTGGCTTGACCAGCCGCGTGGAGAGCGCCGCCTGATGGCTGAAAACCTGGTAAAACTGATAAATGCGCTGACAAACCCGAAACGCGGCAAGGGACGGTTGGGGCCAGCACCTTCACGCAAGGCGCTAGGGCAAAGCAGGGCAGAGGTTTTGCCGACAGGCGAAGCGCCGGACGACGGTTCAAGCGGCATTATTTCGCCATTGGTTGAACAGGCTTACACAGGGAGCACCTTTTACAGCCTGACAAGCAGTGATGGACTATTCATTTTTGAGTTTGGCGATCAAACGGAATACATCGACGACGACGGCGCAGGGACCAGCATAGTCGTGAAGCATATTGACCCAGAGGCATGAACAGGCTTATACCTCCGCAAGACATTGGCATGCCCTATCACGGGCTTGCGTTGAACGGGCAAGCGACTGTCGGCCTAAAAACGGTGAGCGTGAACGGAACAGGGCCATGTACTGTTGTTCGGCATCCATCGGCGCAAGGCAACCGCAGAAACATTCAACAGCAGACGAGAGACGGCACGCTCGGTTTTGAATGGCGCGATTACGCTTTGCTTTGTGGCTACAATCGCGCGGTGAACGGCGGCCCTGAGATAGGCGCTGGATCGTGGTTGTATTGCGACCCTGCCGGATCTACCTGGCTGATGAAAATCCAGCAGTCGATCATCGACAATACGCCAGATGTCACCAATCAAAAAACACGCTTAGAGGTGGTCTGCCAATCGCTTTTTGGGCGCTTTGGCCGCACCGGGCCAGACCCGTTTGTGCTTGCAACGTTGGATTGGGTGCCGACTTTCCCTAGCTGGTACATAAGTGGACCGGTTGAGCCGTATATGATGGCAAACAATTTGATTTGCTCAAACGAGTTGGCGGTGGTGCCAAACCAAGACGGTTCGAATGTCATTATAAATGCGCACACAACAAACGGCACCATCATCGACGAGGTGTATGTAGAAGCTCAAGCTCATCTTGATAACAACCAGCGTTATGCGCTGGTAGGTGTTTTGCGCGTTGAAGTGTCAGGATCAGGCGATCTTGATACAGGTGCTGGACTATCTGCCACGCTGGCTGTTGAGGATGAATACGAAGCATTAGTTGTAGACAGGACGGTGATTCTGAATTACAGCGACCCTTACCCGGTTTTCAGTGCGCCATTTGTTGACGTTTCGCCTGAGAGTGTATGGGGGCCAGCGGATGGATACCCTGAAGACACCATAAAGGAAATAACAACAACCTCAACATGGCAGCTCGATTCTGGATCAACTACCTTCCGCCGTAACGTGACATCGACTGACACGCGAGCGGTTATCTATCGACGACATGAGGGAAACATTGTTCGCGAATACATTAGAGAATACGCGATAGACTGGTATCAGAACAGAACCGGTACGTTTTCCCAAACTACAACTTGGCGCGCTGTTTCGCAGCCTGGTGGCGGTAAGTCATGGGAGTTCGAGGCGTGCCGCGATGAAAGCAATGATCGAGGGTACACGCAAACGGCCACGGAAGTCGATCGGCTATACGAGCAATACGATATTTTCGGTACTGTCGTTGGCATTCAGGCGCTAGACCAGCGCTACTATTCGGAAACTACACCAAACGACTTATGTCACCCTGATTCAGTCGTGGAAACGAACTGCGGGTGCGTAGCCAGCAGTGTTTCTGCAAGTCTCACAGAAACCGACACTGTAACATGCAACGGCCTTACCTACGCCGACAGCATGACCCTGGCGGAAATGGATCCTGGCGTTCGGATATTCATGTTGTCCAGCGGCACGTTCAACGTTGTGGCGGATTTCATCAAGCCAGATGAAGTAAACCGGCAAGAGGAATCAACGGTGCTTGGTGTTGGCGACGGCACGCTTAACACCCTGGAAACCAGAATCGAATCGTACGCAGACGGCGGAACCCCGCCCGATTGGCTTTGGTATGTGTCTTATCAGCCGGTAACAGAGGAAAGCACAGTAAACGAGTTTGGCGTGGGAAACGACGTGCCGCAATATTTCTGACGACATAAAGCGCAGCGCGCTGGAGCGCATTGCGGCGAAAGAGAAACAAAAACAGCAAAAGCACCAGCTAATGCTCCCAAAAACACGCACAAACGCTTGATAATTAAGGAAAACGCTGCGGGCTTTTAATCAATTGGTCGGGCGTTCGAGTCGCCCACGACCCACCATATAAATCAGCTGGGCCATTATTTGGGCGTATGCGAAAAATTGGGCCATTGATCCCTAGTTACACGCAATCATTGAATCATTGGGAAATCTTCTCTGTTTCCTTTTTCGTGGTATCGCAGATACCTTAAAGTTTTGCCTTTGCGTTGAAGGTTCCAGGCTTTTATGGCTAGCGCGGCCATGTATTCAGGCTTTAGTTTTGCCTTTGATAACGAATTAGACACCAGCCGCTCGCGCAGTAAGAATATAGGCGAGCCTTCATCAAGCCCAGCACCTGATATGAGTTTTTGGCAAAACTCATCAGCAGCAATTTCGTCTATTTGGCTAAATAGATAGTGCAATCCTGCGAGCACGGAACCAGCAATTAATCGCTTAGTACCAATTTTGGTGATAAAAGCGACGCTTTTTCTTGCGTCAGGGTACTTTTCTAAAAGTGATTCAATCTGAGTGTTTGCATAACGCTTCCGCGTTTCGCCAAGATTTCCGGTAATGTATCGGTCAATCACAATAAGTGCAGAACTTAATAGCGCATAGTTTTTTTCTCCGCGTACCGCCAGCACGTCGGCCGTAGAGCGTCTGCGCCCGCAGTCTTTGGTAACAAAAGCGTCTGATTTCAAGTCGGAAACAACAATCGCTTCCATGGAAAAATTGGCTTCAATGCAAGCGGTGAGCCTGTGCTGCCCATCAATCAGCGTGTCGCCGTTCATGCAAATGGTGTCGCCATTGATGAGCCATCTTCCTGACTTCATTTCGTTGACCAGATTTGCCACATGCACCTTGTTTATCGGCCTATTCTTGGTGTTTTTTTCCAGTATTGTTTTAGCTACTTCTGGTGTAATCACAGTTTTCGTAATATTCATTTTTTCCAATCCAGTTTAATTTTCACCAAATGGCATGTTCGTCGAACATATCCGGCCGCACTTGCATCGCGCGCGCCATGAACGCATGCGTTGCGGCCATTGGATGCAATGGGCTGATTCGCTTTCGCAGCGGCGTTATGTTTTTGAGCACCGGCCAAGGGTATTGCTGATCTGCCATGAGGTCGCGCCGTTCGGTGAGTAGGGCAGCATGTTCTTGATCGGTGTTGGCAGATCACCTACAAATGCCTCGGCCGCATCGTGCATCAGTGCCGACCATGCGTGTTGTTCCGGCACAATCTGGCTGACCAAAACGCTGTGCTGGGCAACGGAATAAAACTGCTTTGTGTGTCCGCCAAAGCGGCAAGTGTTGCCGAGTGCGTGGGCAATATCATCAATCCCAAAGCTGTTGATGTGCGGGTTGATTAGATCGAAGTAGGCGCCAGATTTGGTGAGCACGGAGTGTTCGTTATTCATGCCGGTTTTGCTCCCATGTATTGGTGCTTTCGTTTCGGCATTTTGACCACGTTGCTGTTGCTGTGGGTTGGGCGCTTGGTGCCGCGTGGGGTAATTTGCACGTCGCCATTTGGCAGCGCGAGCAGGTAGCAATCCAGCGCATAGGCGGCGCGGTGCGCTTCTGCAACGGTGATGTCTGGGTGGAAAACGATCATTGCGGTGCCTCCATGATTCCTATGGTGCCGTCATTCATCAGGCCAATTTGTTGGTCTGATTGATGGAGCAGGTATTGCCACATATCGGCCATGCGTTCGGCGTCGGCAGCATGTTGTTCGGCCTGGTCTATGCGTTTTTGCAGGTGCTCGATTTCAAACTGCAAACGGTTTACTTCGCCGCGCAGTTGCTCGATGGCTTGTTTGTCTAGCTTGCATTGCAGGCGTGCCAGGGTGCGGTTTTTGGCGTTCATGCGGCGGCCTCCTTGCCTGCGCCTTTGCTTTCTTTGATAAGTACCAGGGTTTCGCAGGCGCTGTTCGCGGCAAAGGCGAAGTTTGCCGCTTGCTGGTAGCTGCCAGCCAGCAGCATGCGCTTGGCATCTTCCAATGCCTGCAAGGCCATTTTTTCAGCGGTGCGCTGTTTCGGTGGAATTTGGCGAACCATGCGCCGCAGCTGGTGCGCAACGGTTAGTTCGTCAAGGTAGTTTTGCTGCGCCAGGTGGTCGCTGAATTTGTGTCCAGTGCTGTGGGCCTCTTTCAAGGCATCGGCGTTGCATTCGATCAGATCAGCGGCCTGGGCGATAAGGTCCGCCACGCGGTTTGCGTTTGCCATCTTTCTTGCTCCTATGGGTTGGTGTAGGAGCAAGAATAAACACGGCGTTTGATATTGTCAAACGCGAGGTTTGTTTTTTTGTTTGATCTAGGTCAATCGCCTGCAATCAGTTCCGCTTTGCTTCGCAGTTTGCGGTTGTATTCCTGGACGGTTAGCGGTGCGCCTATCAGGCAAACACCCCAAATGATAAAAGGGCCGATCACAGTGCTGTAGGTGAGAACTGCCGCGACGGTGAGAATAACGCCTGCGATCGCGTGTGCGTACAGGTAGCCCACCGGGCCAAAAAGCAGTGCCAGCACAAAAGCGAGCACAGGCGATTTTTTATGTTCTTCCAGATAGTTTTCGATGCGCCGCTGGCGGCGTTTTTCCGATGTGTTGTCTTCTGGCTTCGCGTACCGTTCGTATTCTTCCATGTCGTCCATTGCGCCACCTATTCAGGTATCCAGGTTCCGATGATCTTACCTAAAATGCGGAATTCGTCGCTGATAATCGGGTAACTTGGGTTCAACGGTTTGAGGAATCGCCGGCCGGAATCTTCAACGAAGACTTTGAATGTGACTTGGTTTTCGCCGTTGATTTTGGCGATCACGCGATCGCCCGACACAACACCGCCGCGCTGGTCGGGGTCAACGTAAATAATCGCGCCGTCCGGGTACGATCGACCGTGCGGTGCTGTCATTGAATCACCGGCCACGCGCAATGCGTAGCTGTGCAGGCCATGGCTGGTAGGGCAGGGGAGCCAGTCTTCGCCGTTTCCGATTTCGTGGGGATCCTCCGCCTCGTTCCAGGTGCCAGCATGAACCCAACTAATTAGGGGCACATAACCACGCGTGTCTGGACCGGCATGTGTGTTCGAGTATCGCCCTGCTAATTCACCAACTCCGAAGGCCGGGGCGATTTCGCCACGTTGGAGCGCTTTCGGGTCCAGCTGCAACAAATCGGCCACGTTGATGATCTGGGATGCAGGGATCCCGCGCTTTCGCCAATTGTTGAAGGTTTGAGAGCTGGCGCCGAGCTGTTCATAAAACTGTTTTTTGTTGCCGAATTTGGCCTTTATCAAACGCTCAAGCGCTCGCATTAATGTGTCGTCCGCATTCATCAACGTATTGTTTGCAATGAGCGGCCAACAAACAACAAACGCAGGGTTTGACAAAATCAAACACGGCGTTTAACCTTTGCGCCATGGATGGTTTGAACAAAGCAATTGAAACCGCCGGCAATGGCAAAACCCTCGCGGAATTGTTGGGCGTTCACCCGATGGTGATTACCCAATGGAAGCGGCGAGGCGTACCAGCTGAGCGGGTTCTGGATATTGTTCGAGCCGTGCGCGGGCAGGTTTCACCTTATGAAATCCGCCCTGACGTTTATCCAGACGCGCAATGGATGCCTGATCTTGACGGAATCCATGCCGCATGACCGTTTCGTTTTCATTGACCACAATTTTGCAACCCTCCTCTGCATGGTAGCGGCAAGCCGTTTTTGGCCTGTCGTTTTTTTTGTAGTGCACGGCGGGGTGTAAAGCCAAATAAACCGATGTAAACAAAAACATGAATAAACAGCTTTCTATTGATTTCAATCCAGACATTTACGGCCAGCACCAAACGTGCAGAGAGTTCATCGCAGACGATGACGTGCCGCGCTTGTGCCGTGATTCGCGGATCCTCAAAAAGACGATCGCGGCGGACATGGATTACAGCCCATCGCAGTTTGCTAACAAGCTGCATGGCAACGAGGGCGCACGCTTCACGCTGGATGACCTGGAAACCTACATGCAGGTGACAGGTTCGCTCGAACCCATCAAATACCTGCTGGCCAAGTATGTGGCCAAGCAAACACCGGAAGAGATCAAGCGCCAGATCGAACAGCTGCAACGCCAGTTGGAAGAGGCGGGTGGCGATCATCAAGAAACACTGCTGGATCAAGTCAAACGTTTTGAAGCTGGGGCATAGCATGGATGAAGTGGATCGAGCCAACGAACACGCCGAAACGCAACTGGAACAGGCCATCGCTGCGGCGCGTGGTGATCTTGTCGTTGGTGTTGCCGGTGAATGTGAGCTGTGCGGCGAGTGGTCAGGACGGTTGATCAACGGCGCATGCGCACCGTGCCGCGACAAGTATGGGATCGATTGATCGTGGCCTGGGCCAATGGAATGCTTACGTTTTGGCCGGCCGTGATCGCCAGGCCAGGCGGGATCGCTTGGCGCAAGTGCCGGAGCGATTCCGGGCGCAGGTCGAATCGCATGTGCGCACCTATTTCGCGATCCAGGCAGCGCAAAAACCCCGTGCCCCACGCTAGTGGTTTAATCGTGCGCACGGCGCCATTGACAACAAGCATCAACAGCAACACACGCAAGCCTACACATGCAGACCGGCTGCGGGTCCTTCCTGGGCTTTCTGAATTGCGGGTGTCATCGCCGCGGAATTCGGCTAGGTTCTGGGGTGCGTGCATAGTTGATAAAAAACCAACACTTAGCGGTTTTGCGTTTTTGCAACCCGCTTTTTTTTTGGCCCTGAAAAACCTTGATTAACTACGACAGCGTTATTGACCAGCTGCAAAGCGCTGGCCTGGTGATCAACGGCGGCATTGTTGCCGATGGTGTTGTGCGTCGGGTGCGTACCACCGAAGACAAAGAAAAGCGCGGCTGGTATTGCCTGCATGAATGGCAATCCCAACGCGGCAATCGGTACCTGGTTGGTACCTATGGTGTATGGCACGGCAACGACAACGGCGCGCAAAAAATCGAGCTGGGCAAGGATCAGGAAATCTCGAAGGAAGAGCAGGCCGCGCTGCGCAAGCGGATTGCCGAAGACAAAAAGCGGGCCAAGGCGCAACGCCAGGCCAGGCAGAAGCGGGCCGCCCGACACGCCGAAGCGGCATGGTCCGAGCTGTTGACAGCACCGCCGGCTGGCGCGGTGGTTGATTACTTGGAGCGAAAGGAAATCGAACCACACGGCGTGCGTTACACGAAAAACGGATCGATTGCGTTGCCGATGCTGGGCACGGATGACCGGGTGCATGGTTTGCAGTTCATTTTGCCAAGCCATCACCCGCGCAAAAAGAAAACCGGTCGCGACAAGGAATACTGGCCGGCCGGCCTGGCCAAGCAAGGGCATTTTTTCCCGATCGGGATGGTTTCGGACGGTGCGGTGTGCCTGGTGGCTGAAGGGTTTGCCACCGGCGCCACCTTGAACGAAGCCACAGCGCTGCCGTGCGTGGTCGCGTTCGACGCGAACAACCTCAAGCCGGTGTGTGTGGCGCTGAAAAAACGTTACCCGAAGATCCGCCTGCTGGTTTGTGCCGATGACGACTACATTCAGCGATGCAAAGCGTGCGGCGAAAGAACCCGCATCGATTCTCCAACGTGCGAGTACTGCGGCCAGCCGCATGATGCGGTGAATCCTGGCATCGCGGCCGCCAGCCTGGCGGCGCTTGAGGTCGGCGGCGCCTGGGTGGCGCCGGTATTCCCTGCCGATCGTGAAGGCAAAAAGCTGACCGACTTCAATGATCTGCGCCTTTTTCCACAGGGCGGCGATCACCTGGTACGGCAAACCATTCGTGACAAACTCGAAGCGCTGAAATGGGATATTACGCCGCGCGGCGGGGTGCCTCCTATTAAGGGGAGCGGGGATGGCGGCGAAATGGTCGCCCGTATTACGCCGGAAGAAGGTGTGCGGCGCTATTGGGGCACGTATGGCATGGGATGAAATGCGCAGCCATGGACTATGGCGCGTGGCGCGCGATACCGAGATAGGTTTCGACCCGACTGAATCCGACCCGGCCATCCGTTGCAACCTGTTTGGCGGTTGGCCGACTGAGCCGAAACCCGGCAAGTGTGATGCGTTGTTGGGCTTGTTGGAGTATTTGTGTTCCAACGAGGACAACTACCAGGAGGTGTATCAATACCTGCTGTTTTGGCTGGCCTATCCCCTGCAAAACCGTGGCGCGAAGATGCACACAGCGCCGGTTATCCATGGGCCGCAGGGCACCGGCAAAAGCCGGTTTTTCGAAGCCTATGGCGCTATTTATGGCGAATACGGCCGGGTGCTAGGCCAGGAAGCGCTGGAAGACAAGTTCAACGCCGACTGGGCCGAGAAAAAGCTGTTCATCCTGGCCGACGAGGTGCTTGCGCGCCAGGACATGTATCACGTGAAAAACCGCCTGAAGGGTTTTATCACCGGCGACACGATCCGCGTGAACCCGAAGAACATCGCCGCGCATACCGAAAAGAACCAGATGAATATCGTTTTTCTCTCCAACGAGCACATGCCATTGGTGTTGGAGAAAGACGACCGCCGGCACGTGGTGATCTGGGTGCCGCCGAAGCTGGACGATGGTTATTTCGCCATGGTCAACGAAGAGATCGAAAACGGCGGCATTGCCGCGCTGCATCACTATCTGCTGAATCTTGACCTGGGCGACTTCAAACCGTGGACAAAGCCGCCGATGACGCGCGCCAAGATGGAACTGATCGACCGCGCTGCCAGTAGCGAGGAACGCTTTGTGCGCGATTGGATGGCGCTGGAACTGGAAAACGCCGAAGGCGACACGCTGCCATTGTGCCCGGCCAACGGCAGCACCTTGTATCACGTGTATGAACGCTGGTGCCGCGCGCATGGCGAGATCCGGCCGCGCCCGGCCAATCAGTTCATCGGGTATATCAACAAGCTGCACGGGTGGTCAGCCGGCAAGGTGGAGCGGACGCTGGCTAACCTGGCCGAAGGCGCCAAGCCGAAAATGCGCCGGATGGTGGTGCCGTCCGACGAGGCCATGAGCAACGCGCTAAAGCTGGCGCCGGAAGATTCCGACCAGCCAACGCACGCGCAGCGTGCTGGTGAGCCGAAATACAAGTGGCTGACGCGCGGTTATTTCGCGTTTGAAAAGGCCGTGAATGCCGGTGCGGGTGGGGATTTCTGATGTTGTCAACGCCTGTCAACAACTTGTCTACAAGCGGGAATCCAGTGAAAACAAGGCGCGTCAACGCCGTCTACGCCGTCAACGCCATCGCGCGCACATGTGCGTGCGCATGCGTTCTTGAATCCTTCATCAAAAAACATGCTCTCACATACGCGATCAGTGCCGTAGACAGCGTTGACGGCGTTGACAGGCTAGGAAAAACGTGGGTTTTTGTTTGTAGACAACTTGTTGACAGCTGTAGACAGGTGCGGGCTAGTGAGTAAAGGCATCACACAAGCGGATTTCGCCCGGTTATGCGGTGTCACGCCGCAGTGCGTCAGTCAGTGGGTAAAAAACGGCCGCATCAGGAAAAATGCCCATGGGCGCATTGACCCGGCAGACGCCATGCGGATGCGCGAGGCTACAGAAAGCGCCGAACCACATCACCAGGCGCGTAAGGCACAGATCGAGGCGGAAAAGGCCGAACAGCGAGCCGCGCCGCCGCCTATGGCAGAACAGCAAAGCGCGATGCCTGGTTCGCTGCAAGGCGTTGAAAAAATCAGTGCCGCATTAAAGCTGGAAACCTACAAGCTGCAAAAAGCCAAAGCAGAAAAAGCGCAGATGGAAGCGGATGAAAAGGCCGGCGCGCTACTGGACCGGAAAGAGGTCGAAGCCATCTGGGATGAAACCTTCACCATCCTGCGCACCTTGCACGAAAGCCTGCCGGATCGGCTTGCTGGCGCCTTGTCCGCGCATCGCGGCGACACGGCGGCAATACACCGCAGTTTGGAAGATGCCGCCGCAGAAATACTGCAAGAGGTATCCAGCACCATGAATCGCAAAATGGAGGGCGTCTAGCATGACGACAAAAAACCACGGCCTGCAAAACATCAAGCAGGGCGAGCTGGCCAGGCTGAGCAACAGCCTGGCGCACTTAATCCCCAACCTCGAAAAATCATCGCTAAAATCGTGCGCCACCTATGTCGAAGGGTTGTTGCATACCGAGATGCAGCGACGGGAGCACGGCGAACAAGCCGAGCAGGCGCAAGACCAGGTTAACCATCCTGCGCATTACACGAGCCATCCTTCTGGCGTTGAGTGCATTCAGGTGACGGAGCACATGGGTTTCAGCCTGGGCAACGCCGTGAAATACATCTGGCGGGCGGATCTGAAGAACGACGCGATCGAAGATTTGGAAAAAGCGCGCTGGTACATCGAGCGCGAGTTAAAGCGCAGGAGGCAACATGCCAACGATTAACGCCGCCTACCAAAAGGCGCACCGCCAGTATCGTGAAGATATTGCCGCCTCCTGTGACCAAGCCATGAGCGACCTGGAAGGCCATGCCGATGTGAATCAGGCGATCAACCAGCACCGGCAGCGCGTTCGCTTTTTCTGGTTGCGCTATCAGCGCGCCGTGCCGGCATGGGCAAGGACCGAACTGAAATGAAAGAGGGAAAGCGCAACCATACCGGCCACCGGGTTGGAGCATGGCACGGCCGTGCCAAGTACAACGACCAGACCGTTCAAATGGCACGCTATGCGCGATCGCTTGGCATGAGCTACAGCGCCATTGGCCGCCAGTTGGGCGGCGTGCCCTGGCGAACGGTGGTGGATTGGTGCAACTACGACACAAGGTGGTCTGAGTTAACGCATTGTCGGGAGGGGATTGTCGAATGAGCGACTACAACGGACGAAATGGCAACGGCTACCAGCCATTGCCAGGGAAAGGCGAATACTCGCCAAAGCCACGAAAAGAAGACGGTGCGCTAAGCATAAAAGGCTGGCAGCAGGAAAACGCAGAACTACAGGACGAGGTTTTGCGACTTCAGAAACTCGCCACCCAACGCGGCGCCCGAATGCAGATCATGCTGGAGTGGATGGCAAAACAACCCACTAGCGGACTTGGACCTGCAAATGTAATGACGAATTTCATCGCCGATAGGCCGGAAGCTATTGATTGGTTCGACCATGACGGCGTGCCTATAGACGCCTAACGCCTAAACTTTGCTCCACCTTCGCTGAACTGGAGATAAAGTACACAAGGCGAAAAAATTGGGAATATGAATATGTTTTTGTAGGCGAATGCCGGAACATATATCACCCAGACTGGAATTTTGAATCAACCGATCTTGATAGCTTGCTGCGTGGGCATGATTTCTTTGAGTTTGAGAACGGCAGACTTGCCAGTTACTCGAACTCATAACGCCAAGCATATGCGGCGCTTGCGCCGAAGGAGAAGAACACGATGAACGAGAACGGAACCACTGAACAAGAACAGCCCGCAGGGGTTGAAGCGTCCGCCCATGATGCAGTTGTTAGTTGCGATTTTGCTATTCACGACATCGTGAGAGTTAAGAAAGAGACGTTTCACGGAAAGCGCAGGGGTCGACTAGCAGAGGTACTTGGACACAATGATGTGGGCTGGCCTCGAATCAAGTATGACGAGGCGAATATCGAAACACTGCCTGCGGAGTTTTTAGAGTTGGTTTGTATGGCAAAGTTGCGAAGCAACTAACGATTGAAGTGTGCGGCCCGAGCGAAGCGAGGGTCCACACGACTGACTTGTTATGCGCTACCTGCTGGATATGTAAGGAAAGTTAACAGGTATGAAAAGTTTACATGACATTGAACAGCGAGAAAGTTACTCATGCGGCGTGATGAACTGCGGAAACGGCAGATGTGTGCATACGCTGACAGATGAAATATGCCCATGTTGTGGCATGAGAATGGTAGAGGTAACGACGACCGGCTTTCGGTTTTGCTCTAACCATGAATCTGTCTGTGACTACGAACATGACCCAAAAGAGGCGACGAATGAAGCGACTTAAAATACAACGCGACCGAACAGACAAACTATTTGCCTGGGAATGGGAACCTGATCAGCTCGGCGGCTTAATGGTGGCGAGCGTGACCATTTTCGGAATGTCGTTTGTGTGGCTTGGTACTAGCGCATAACGCACCTATGAACGCGCGACGCTCGGTGCAACGTGGAGCGCGCGGTGGTTACGACGTCGCGTTGCATGACTTGTTAGGTTTTTACTCACAAAAGGAAATTACCAATGCCCATGTATTACCTGCCCAATACACCGGATGAAATCGACGAAGACATGATCGAAAACCTTTGCGAAGACTTGGCTTGTGCAATGGTGAATGTCTACGACAACCAGGGCGATGATGAGGAATACGACAAAGCGGTAGAAATCATGAAGCACGCACAAGCATTGCTGGACATGATGACCCCGGACGATGACGAAACCTAACGACCAGTATCAGCGGCGTAGCGTAGCGGAGTCCGCTGCATACGCTTGTTAGCGTGAGGATTTAGAAATGAGCTTAAATGTATCACTAACTGAAACGAAGCCGACTGAAGTGTTTTGGGCAAATATCACCGATAACCTGACAGAAATGGCTAATGCTGCTGGTATATACACACACCTGTGGCGGCCTGAAGATATTGGCATAACTCTCGCAAGCGAGTTAATCGCTCCGCTTGAGATTGGTTTGGCGGCAATGAAGGCCGATCCTGATAAGTACCGTGAATACGACTCGCCGAATGGCTGGGGCACGTATGACGACTTCGTGCCGTGGATTGAACGGTACATTGAAGCCTGTAAACAAAACCCTGATGCGGAAGTAAGTGTTTCACGCTAACGATTGAAGTGTGCGGCCCGAGCGAAGCGAGGGTCCACACGACTGACTTGTTATGCGCTACCTGCTGGATATGTAAGGAAAGTTAACAGGTA